CCTTAGTTGATGACGCCCGTGTGACAGATTTTCGTGCCCGAATGGCCGTTAATATCAGCATGTTTGGATTTGAAGCAAAATTGAATACATCTGTGAAGTTGTATGATGCAGTTTACTTAGGAATGAGGCCTTATCCTACGGAAAAGGGATGGTTTTGGGGGAAGACAATAGGAAGATCCACCTATAAAATGGGGTGGGTCCGATTAGATAAGAAAAGGGATGTCATGGCGCATATAACAGGAGTTGCAGATATGCATGTTCAATGCTCAAGTCATGTCCCGATATTGTCAGACCTTGCAGAGAGAATTGTTGCACTACGCACTGGGGCGAAACGTACTCCCGTCCAATTAGATGAAAATCGACCTTGGGAGTGGACCCAGAAGAGTGGGGTGCAATATGATGCTCTGACATTACAAGCCGTCGCCGAGACCTACACCATGAATAGCACTGCGGGTAACCCGACGCAGATGCAAGAATCACACGTCACTGTTAATGATGTGTTGGACTTAATTGGGGCAATCAGGAGGATCGAAAGATTACCATGTGTGCTGGATCATTGGTTGTGGAAGCATATGGTGGTCTGTGACGACCTCTAGATTTGAAGAAAGACCTTTCTGTTTGTTACACCAGGCTATTAGAAAAATTTTGCCATGCAACAAAACACTATTACTTTTGAGAGGGCTAATCCATTGCAGCAAATGGTTGGCCTTTCTCGTGCAATTGCTCTTCCGCATGAGTTTCAACCACAGAGGTTCCCATCCTTCCCAGCTTTGGAAAGAACAGCAGTCTTGGGGTTTAATTCTCCTACAGCTACTACTGTCCCTTCTACTGGGTTACGTGGCCTACTCATGCGTCAGGCATCTTATCCGTTATGGCTTGATTATGCGCCAACAACTCCATGGTCGTATTCAGTATATTATGCTGCGAATGGGGATGTTGAACGCATAATCGCCGGCGGAGAGATATCATTAAGGAACGGACTTCGACAGTGGGCGATTGGAAATCAGACAAGGAGTTTGACTGTATCTGGTGTGTCTGGTACGTCATTACCTCTTACAAATTACCCTGTTGTTGCTTATGATTATTTGACCGGGCCGAGTGAATGGTTGTGGGTGCCTGCTGGCGCCACTTTGTGTATTGATTTGGGTCTTGATGCTGGTACTATACCTACTTCTGACCCTAGCTTGTCGCTCTGGATTGACTCTTGGACGTCACCAGGGCAGACTGCAAACAATTTTGCAAATTTCAGCCTCATTTTTACTGG